GTTTATTATACTTATCATCTTTATAAGAGAAGTTTATAGTCTGCAAGGTAGATAACTTCTCTACTGCGTTCTCAATATGACTATTTATATTTTTAAGTCTAATATCGGAGTTAGCAGTCCAAGATGTAGCACCTTGAGTCAAATAAACACCACCTGAATAGTTTGTTATGTAAAGTTTATTTCCTGTAAATTGATTAATTAAAATCATATCCCCTGCTGCCGTACCTGATAAAAATTGATTTGCTGAAGTACACGCACCTAAACTACCTCCTATTGTTGGCGAAGTAATTGTATTACTAAAAGTAATCGCAGGTGCAGTTCCTGCTGCTTTGATTTGATTTGCAGCAGAAGTTGAATAAAATAACATACCACTTGAACTACCACCATTTACATAAAGTTTGTAGCCTTCATCAGTAGTAGTTCCTATTAATACATTGCCTCCACTTGTAAATGTTACAGGTTGTATCCAAGCAGAGCCTGTATAATGATAAAAAGTTAAATTTTGAGATGCACTTAATTGTTGAATCCATTGTCTTGAACTTGTAGTTGCTGCTAAAACCAAATAAGCACCTGCACCAATAGTATCACTACCATCTTTTAACACACCTAGATAACTTGCAGCCGTTACACTACTAGAGAATGTAGCTGCTCCTGTGGATGCTATGGTAAATGCTGCGGTAGTTCCTATTTTATAAACATAATCCGATGCTCTATGTTCTTCGGTTGTATAAGCAGAACCGCTATAATTTTGAAGTAAATTTACACCTGCTGAAAATGCAGGGTATATATAAAACTTTGAGCCTGTTGTTCCAAATATTGTAGAACCCCCACCTAATACTGCATCACCTGTTGCTCTAAATGTTCCATTAACATCTAGCTGATAACTAGGGGATGAATTATTTATACCTACATTGCCATCCCCCCTTACTAGGAAATAATATACACTTCCATTTTGAGGAGTAACACCTAATGCTATATCAGAACTATTAGTACCACCTAAAACTTTTAATCCGTATGAATTACTTGCAGTTGCATTACCTATAACTCTCATTGACCAATCTCCAAGAGGTGCGCTTGAAGTATATATCTGTCCCGAAGATTCAATTAAAACACTATTCCCTATTGTACTTGCACCTGTAAATTTAGGTAGGTAGTTGGTAGTACCTGTTCCTGTTACAGGATTAGTTAAAGCGTTTTGCTTATTGTTAAATGTTGTCCAATCCGCGCTACTTAAAGCACCTCTATTCGTTGCACTTGCAGTAGGTACGTTTAAAGTAATTACAGGAGTTGTTGTACTATTTGCTACACTTGAACTTAAATCCGTTCCACTTGTTCCTATTGTTAAAGCAGCTACCGATGTAACTGTTCCACCTGTCAAATCACTTGTAAGGGCTAAAGTACCCGAAGCATTAGGTAATGTGAATTGTCTATTTGTATTATCGGTTAATGCTCCTATTGAAAATGTAAATGACTTATATGTAGAAGCACCTGTATACATTTGGAATTGAATTATCCCACTACCTGCATAAGCCCCTATACTTGTATAACCATTGCCCTTTGATGTTAATGTTACATCACTTTTTAAATGCAACATTCCTGCATTACCACTTGTTCCCCCTGCAATTAAATTGCTTGATGTTAATTCATAATTCCCTAAATTAACTGCTCCTGTTGCTCCTGTATATGGAACAAGTCCTGTAATTGAAGGGATGTCGCTTGTTAAAGCTATCGTTCCTGTTGCTGAAGGAAATGTGTAATTATATGATGTTGATTGAAATATTAATGAACCACCACCACCTGCACCTAAACTTACATTTATTCCACTTGTTCCTGCTCCTATTCCTGTATATCCACTTGAAGTTGGTGATACCCCATTTTTAATTAAAACTCCTGAATCACCCTTTATAACATTTGTAAAAGTTTTACTTCCACTAAATGTCTGCGTACCTTCTAGAATTGCAATTGTTCCTGTGATATCAGGCAAAGTATAAATATAACTTGCAGTTGTAGGAAAATTAAATCTAAATCCTGTTGTTGGATTTATTACTGCAAATGATGTTGCATTACCTTGAATTGTGTTAAATCCCGCATCATAAGTTGAACCTGACACAGTATATAAAACTTGCAAGCTATTTCCGCTTCTTATATATCCATTTGTCATTAATGCTTGAGAACCTAAATTAAGAGTTGCACTTGCACCTGTGTATGGTACATAACCTGCCAAATCACTTGTTAAAGCTAAAGTACCTGTTCCGTTAGGTAAAGTAACTGTCCTATTTACTGATAATGTAGGCGGTTGTAATACCAAAGTAAACCCTGAATTACTGAAAGTAACATTACCTGTTGTTGTTAAACTTGAAGTGAAAGTAACCCCACCGCTAAATGTTTTAGCACCTGTGATGGTTTGTGTACCTGCTAACTTAACTACTAAACTATCATCCGCAGGAGTATAACCTAAAGCAGTAGCTATTGATTTATTCTCCCATAATGAAGTTGAAGTATTGTAAAATAAACCTTGATTGTTTAATGGACTTTGTGCTGACACATTATGTAACTCATCCATTTCAAAGCCATTCTGTATCCTTACCTCTACCACCCCTTGAGTTGGATGAGACCTTGTAACAATAGCCACATACACTAAATGTGCAGGAGCATATTGCTTAACCGATGTCCAAGCACCTGCCGTTGTAGAACTTAAGTAAAGTTGTGTACCATTAGCATACGCTTGAGTATCTAAATCCATTAAAGAACCTATAACTACCACATAGCCGTTATTGTTATTAGTAATATCCGTTTGAACAACACCATAAGTTTGAGCAGATGTAGCATCGCCTGTTGCAATAGCCTTTGTTATTGTTGGTAGGTTTCCGTGTCCACCATTGATATAAACAACTGTTCCTTTCGTTAAGGTTGCACCTGTTTCGTTATAAACCTCCGTTACTAATCTTTGAGCTTCAGTAACTATTGTAGGGAAGGTAACTAAATTACCTGCTCCGTTAATGTATTGAGCAGCACTACCCGAAAACGCAAAAGCCAACGTACCTGCGGAAACAATGGGTGAGCCTGTTATTCCTATTGAATTTCCTGTTATAGATGCAGCAACCGAAGTTACAGTTCCATTTTGTCCGTTTGATTTTTGCCAAGTTCCTGAACCATATAACACCCAATCACCCACCGCAAAAGTTACAGGACCAGCACCAAAATTGACAGTTCCAGCAACATTACAAATGTACATATCCCCTGCATCACCTACACCATTAGTTAAGGTTGGAGTATTAGTTGCAGCATTCCAAGTACCTAAATAAGTAACCACCGAAGATGGTAATTGTGATACAGGAACTTTTCCCCCACTATCCAAAGTAGCCACACCATTTGCAGCACCCAAAGGAACTGAACTTACTACCCCACTTGTAGCCGTTAAAACCCCACCTAAATTTCTCACTTTCGCACCTGCTGAAACAACTATTTGATTTGCCATCTTATATTAATTTATAACTAAATTATTGAAATAATGCCCTAATAAACTCTCCACTTTCTAATACCCTTCCAAATGTTAATACCCCTGTCGCACTTACCCACTTCACTTGCTCATCCACAGGAGTTCCTGTAATCAATATTTCCTGAACATCAATACCACCACGAGAAACATAAAGACAATCCTTACCTATCATATCCGTATATGTAATAGTCGTTTCTCCACCTGCTGCAACAGTTCCCTTTGTGTAAACCGCACCTCCAGCAACAATAACTGTTCCACTTGGATTGATTGTTGTTCCTGTTGTTCCATAAGCACCTGTACCCTGTAACGATACACTATACGTTGCTATATCCTTATAAGGTGCGTTAATTTGTAAACTTGTTAAATTACAATTACCGCTAATCACTACCAAACCATCAACTCCGTTGTCAATAACAAACTTTACTAAAATTGTAGTCCTATCTTGTTGTTGCTCAAGTAAAAATAAATAGCCATAACCATCCAAAGTTATAAGACCATCACAAGTTACACTCCAAGTTGCAGTATCGTTTTTGTATTCTCTATACCACGCACTCGTTTGGCTTGTTACCTCTTTTTGGTCAACATTTACACTAAATG